CGAAACTCACACAACTGTCCCATAAGGAGAAACAGTGGATACGCAAACAGAAACCTACTTCCGCCACTTAAAAGATATGTTCAACTCTGAAGGTTGGAAAATCTTCTTAGATGATATCAGACAAGGCGTTGCTAACGTCAACTCTGTAGAGATGGCTAAAGACGAACAAGACCTTTACTTTCGTAAGGGACAACTTGCAGTTATGGCTAACATCTTAAACATTGAAGCTCAGGTGGAAGCAGCTGAAGCAGAAGCTAACGAAGACGATGCGGAAGCTGTTTGATTTTAAGTGTCCTAACGGTCACTACACAGAACACTTAGTTGAAGACAACGTTACAGTTATTCGGTGCGACTGTGGCCAGTCTTCATCTAAGGTGATATCTCCTGTTAAGTCTGTATTAGATCACATCAGCGGTGACTTCCCTGGAGCAACGATGAAGTGGGCTAGAGACAGAGAACAGAAGATACAGCAAGAACGGAAGGCAACCTCTTAGAGACCTTCTACAAACAACCAATCTCCATAATGCGTTTGCACGGGGTTTAATAATGGCAGCACAGCTAATAGATGAGCGTCCTGAAGAGGATAACGTAGACACAACTCAGCAGGAAGACGAAGTAGTACAGGAGACTCCTCAAGAGGAACAACCTCCACTTCCAGATAAATACCAAGGCAAGTCCGTAGAAGAAATTGTACGGATGCACCAAGAGGCGGAGAAGCTCTTAGGTAAGCAGAGCAGCGAAGTCGGTGAGCTAAGGAAAGTTGTAGACACGTTCATTCAACAGCAGACACAACTCTCACAACAACCAGCACCAGAACCAGAGGACGAGTTAGACTTCTACGCTGATCCTGAAGGTTCTATGGCGAAGATGATTGAGCGCCATCCTAAGATTAGAGAAGCTGAGGAGATAGCACGTGAGTATCGTCAAACGACGGCGCTGACAAAGCTACAGTCAAAGCACCCTGACATGTCAAAGATACTGGCAGACAACCGCTTTCAAGAGTGGATTGGGGGTTCTAAGGTTAGGACGCAGCTGTTTCAACAAGCCGATAAGAACTTTGATTACGACGCAGCTGATGAGCTGTTTACGCTTTGGAAAGAGCGTCAAACGACAGTACAACAGACCGCTGCGGTAGAGAAGCAAGAACGTAAGCAAGCTGTTAAGAGCGCCTCAACGGGTAACGCTCGCGGCAGTGGGGAACAGTCTAAGAAGATATATCGTCGATCTGACATTATTAAACTTATGAAAACCGATCCCGACCGCTACCAGGCGCTATCAAATGAAATTATGCAAGCGTACGCAGAAGGTCGGGTGAGATAGCTAACATTTAGGAGAATCTAATGGCTACTTCAACTTATCCCGCCACTGGTGGTTTTGTAGATAACACTTCAGCAGCAACGTTTATTCCAGAGATTTGGAGTGATGAGGTTATTGCTGCGTATGAAAAGAATCTTGTACTTGCCAACCTCGTTAAGAAGATGTCAATGCAAGGTAAGAAAGGTGACACCATCCACATTCCTAAGCCCACTCGTGGTTCAGCGAATGCGAAGGTGGAAAACCAAGCAGTAACTGTTCAGAACGCTGTTGAGTCTGAAGTTACCGTAACAATCAACAAGCACTTCGAATACTCACGTCTGATCGAAGACATCACCGAAGCACAGGCTCTTGCGTCTCTACGTCAGTTCTACACTGCTGATGCTGGTTATGCTCTTGCTAAGCAAGTTGATGACGATCTGTTTACGTTGTCTAAGTCATTCGGTGACGGCGATGGTTCTGCATTTGCTACTAGCAACGCATACTTCATCGACGCTTCAACTGGCTTGACTGAGTACGAAGTTGATACTGTAACCACCTCTGACGTCTTCACCGACGCTGGCTTCCGCGCTTTGATTCAGAAGATGGATGATGCTGATGCTCCGATGGACGGACGCTTCTTCGTTATTCCTCCTTCACTGCGTAACGCCATCATGGGTATTGATCGCTACGTGTCTTCTGACTTCGTAGATGGTCGTGGTGTTGTTAACGGTAAGATCGGTAACTTGTACGGCATTGACGTATACGTAACCAGCAACTGCCCCACCCTGGAAACTGCCG